CGAACTTGAGAGGTATTATCGCCTCTTTAGTTAAGCCATCAACTGAAGCACTTAACACCTTTGACAAATTAGGTGTAGAAATATCAAAGAATGCCGATGGATCTCTGAATTTAGCAAAGATCTTTAATGATCTTGAAAAAGCAGGACTCGGAGCAGAGGAGGCGTTTGCAATTTTCAGAAGGACTGCCGGTGGTGCCGGTGTAGTTTTCACGGAGCAAAGTCAACGGCTAAAAGATCTCCAGGATAAGATTGACAACGCGACCGGGGCAGCAGAGAAAATGCGTAAGACCATGGAAGATAACTTGGTCGGAGCATTTACCATCTTAAAGAGTGCGCTGTCAGGTCTACTTATCGTTTTGGGTGGTCCCCTGCAAGAATCTCTGGAAAGCATTGCCCTTAGTGTAGCCAAGCTAACTACGAGTTTAGCCAACTGGATTGAGAAACATCCTACCTTATCGAAAGTAATCGTGGGGACGACCGGAGTACTTGCCTTGTTACTGGCCGGTATAGGAGCTATCCTAATTCCGTTAGGACTGATCGTGTCTGGCTTCGCATCGGGAGCAGCGGCGATAGTCTCGTTTGCTGGATTCATAACGACTACAGCCATTCCAGCATTCGTGGGTCTCAAGGCGGCTATTGTGAGTACTGCCGCTACTCTTGCCCCTATGGTCCCTCTATTGGCAGCATTAGCGGCGGCCTGGGGAATCGTTAAGATTTATGAGGCGGTCAATGCGTTTATCGATATGCGTCGAGCGATATTAGATATGAATGCAGCGATGGATAAGTCAATAGCCTATGCACGTGGTTTAAAGCAAAAGTTTGCAGAGTTCAAGGATGTAAAAATTGAAGGGGCGGTGTCAGATCAGACATTCGAGGAACTTAAAGACTTTGAAACTTCTCTGAAAAAGCAAAGAGCACACCTTGTAGCGGCTCGAACTGAGGCGTTTGCCGAGTCAAAGAAGAAGACTTGGCTATTCTTCACAAGTGAACAGGCGGAGGAGGCTGCGAATAAGCTAAGTTTATTGGATGCCCAGATTAAAGGCAATAGTGAAATTCGTAAGAGAGTAACGGAAGAACTCAAAGCCAAGGAAAAGGAGTTAGGGGATGCCGTAAGGAACTCTGCGGATAAACAAATTGATGCGAAGAAAGAGATCAGCGAGACTGATCGAAAACGACTTGAGCAGGGGGAGAAAATTGCCCTGGCAACTCGGAGTCTGGAATTAGGGGCAACGGATGAAAGTGCTGAGAAGATTGCAGCTCAAAGGAAATTAGATCTGGATCGGTTTGAGCAATCAGAGGAGAATAAAACTTTAGCGGCGGCAAAGGCCACGGAGGAAAGAGCCAAGAGAATAGCTGCGATCAATGCCGTTTATGATAAGCGCCTGGATGACCTCAAAGAGTCACAGGTCCAGAAGGAGGCTCAGAGAATGGAGCAACTTCAGGGGCTGGAAGAGCAATTCCTACAACTCCAGGGGCAGGGGCAGTTAACGGCACTCGAAGGCCAATATGATGCTGGCCTGATAAATCTTGAAGAGTACATGGGCGAGCGTAGAGCAATTGTGGAACGGGAGACAGAATTGCAATTGAGGGCACTCCGGCAGCAGTTGGCTGGCGCTGACGTGCAGGAAGCTCCGGCATTAGAATTAGAAATTAAAATTGCCGAAGAGGAGGAGGCGGCTAAGCTCCAGAACCTGTTAGATCTTCAGGATAGATACGCTCAGGAGAGGCTTGCGAGAGAGCAAAGTCTGAAAGATGGTCTCCGACAGATAGAGATGCGGTCACTGGATGAGTTTGACTTGGAGACCAAGTATGCTCTGGATTTGGAGGCGTTGGATCAGAGAAACGCTGCGGAGTTACTCCGGTTAGAGGAACTCGGGGCGAGCAGGGCAGAGCTTTTAGATGCACAGGCACAGCAAGATATTTCACGGGCACAACTGGTTGCGAACCAGGAGAAGGCGATACTGGATCAAAGGATCTCAGCGGCGTCTGGGGCAGTGGATAACATTGCTGAGGTTATGACTCAGCTCTATGGGAAGCAATCAAAAGCTGCTAAAGCCGCTTTTATTGCCCAAAAGGGCATTGCCATTGCCCAAACCATAATGAGCACATATGAAGCGGCTCAAAAAGCATTCTCAGCGATGTCCGGCATACCTTATGTGGGTCCGGTTCTGGGCGCAGTCGCGGCGGCGGCAGCTATTGCGGCTGGCCTGGCTCGGGTCGCTCAAATTAGATCGCAGACGGCAGCTACAGGTGGCGAGATTGAAGGGCACTCTCCCCATAAGAGAGCCGACAACATTCCTATCTGGGGAACTGCCGGTGAGTTTATGCAGCCGGTTGATGCCGTGCAGTATTACGGTAAACCTTTCATGGAGGCTATTCGGCGGAAGTTAATTCCGAAGGATCAGTTTGCCGGATTTCGGATACCGGCTTACGCCAGACCGGCTGTCAAGCGGAATTTCCAAAGCGGAGGCGGAGTCCCCTCCAGGGGAGAAATTGCCGGGACAAGAGGGGCGCAAGGTAGAGAAATTCCCACTCCCACTGAAGAGTCCAAGCAGCAAGAGATCAAGATTATGAACTTCGTGGACCAACGCGAGATGTTGGGGGCGCTTGGAACTCCAGACGGCGAAGATGTAGTATTGAATGTAATCAGTAAGAATAGAGATAAGGTATCAAGGGTGCTCCGGTGAGTATAGATGTAAGCATGCTACTTGATTGTGATTGGAACAGCAGATTTATGCTGAGTTATATGTTCGATACCAATATCCTGCGGACGATATACGGGTTCGAGCAAAGAGCTGCTTTACTCGGGTGGCCTCGGAAAACGGTGAAGTATAACGTGGCCTTTATGAGTCAAGCGGATTATGCATATTTCATGCGCACTATGAGAAACTATCAAGGCCAGGTCTTTGGAGTTCCTATCTGGGGGCAGCAAGGAGTATTGACGGCACAGGCACCGGCCTCACAGTTTTACGTGGATCTGACGGGGGTAGATCAAATGGACTTTGAAGTGGGAGCGAACTGCGTTGTGTACGCAGATCGTGACACTTATGATATCCGTGAGATCTCAAGTATGACTTCCACGAGATTAAACTTCTCGGTTGGACTTTCAAACACGTGGCCGATTGGGAGTACAGTTTACCCTATGATCCATGGGACCGTAGAGCAAAACATTCCGTTGCAAAAGAGGACGAGTGCTTATGGTGGTGCATCCCTTGTATTCAAAGAGGCCTGGGATGACGATATAACGCATGGGCTTGGGAGTCATACTTTTCCTGAATATCAAGGTTACTCAGTACTTGATACCGAGCCAAACTGGGCAGGTAATGTGAGATTAAGTATTGCGAGAGCATCAGAATACCTGCGAAATTTCGGAGTCCAGATCCGGTATACCAGGGAGCAGGAAAGTGAGTTGCAACTGGATCTCGGGTATCTCTGGGCAGGTATCGATGAATGCGCAGAGATACGAGGTTTCTTTCACGATTGCAGGGGCAAGTGGCGGCAATTTTGGTGCCCGTCTTGGCAGCGAGATATTGAGATAACGGGAGCTATCGCACCTGCCGATGACTTCCTGACTATCGAAGATATTGACTATAGCGCATCTTGGGCAATAAGTCATATTATTGGAAAGTACTTATTCCTAATGTTGCCGGACGGTACGAAGTTATATCGAAAAGTGATTGGCTGGCCGTCGGCGACTCAATTAAACCTGAGTTCTGCCGTAGGGCACACCGTACCAGCGAGTCAGGCACACTTAACCCTGGCGAGTTTCCTTCTGCCCTCTCGGTTTGAAGTTGATGAGATGGAGATGACATACCACAGACCGCATGTTGTCACTACCAGGGTGCGGATGCAAAGCTTGATGGATGAGAACATGACAACAACGACCACGTAAGGAGATAGCCATGGCAATCGGGAATATGGGAAGAATTACAGGAAGAATAGGCAAGAGTAAGGCGAGATCTGGCTCCGCTTTGACTGAAGACCAGGATTCGACGAAAGTTTCGTATCCGGTTCATTCTTTTGATTGGACCTTAAAGAAAGACTTGTCTCTTGAAGTAAAAGGACAAGATGACGCTCGGTTTGCAGTGTTCGATCCTGATACTTCAAATATGATAATAGGGACCGCGAATGATGCTCAGATTTGGTTGAGTGCTGATGGTGGAGAGACATGGACCTTAAAGAAAGATCTTGATCTTGAGTCTCCGGCGCAGCAAGTAGTTAACTGTGGAGTTTATGATCCAGACAATGATACCATCGTTGTCGGCGCGGCAACGGACGGCCAGCTCTGGATGAGTGACGATGCCGGGGCTACTTGGACGCTCAAGAAAGATCTGTCCGATGAAGTACCTGCGCAGTTTTGGTTATACTCGCTTGGTTTCGATCCCGATCATTCTCGAATACTGGCAGGGTCAAATCCCAATGCCCAAATATGGGTGAGTGCTGACGGGGGAGATACCTGGACTTTCAAGAAAGATTTCAATTTAGAAAATGGAAATACGAGTTTGTATGCTGTGATTCACGATCCGGTAGCGAATCTTATGTTAGCATTTCCAGGTCACGCTCCAAGTGAATGTTGGAGTAGTGACGATGGCGGGGATACATGGACCCTTAAGTCAACCATATCGACTTTACATGCGTCTTCTCCTTATGTCAAGGCCGCTTGTTATGACCCAGTTAGTGGACGTATAATCGTAGGGACTGCCAGTGATGCTCACATTTGGGTGAGTGAAGACGGCGGAGATAACTGGGTGATGACAAAAGATTTCGAGCCAGATGGAGTTGGAGATGTAATGAACGTAGCCTATGAGCCTATGTTTGGGAGCATCGTCGCGGGTACTTACTCGCCTGATCATTGTAAAGTCTGGAGAAGTTTTGACTCAGGAGATACGTGGGTGGAGGAAGTGGATTTGACCGGGAGCGGTCCTGAGCAAGATCGGTTACAGGCTATAGGTGTTGATCCTGTCCGTGGGAGGTTAGTAGCTATCACGGGAACGGATTGCAGAATTTATGTAGGAGCGTAAGAGGGGAAGTAAAATGCCTATTGGAAAAGGTTCACTAAGGACTGGAAATATTGGTAGAAGTAAATCACGTAGTGGCTCTGCTTTGACAGTGGATCAAGATACGACAAAGGTATTATATCCTTCATCCTTTGACGAGTACACGTTTACGCTCAAAAAGGATTTGGGAGATGAAGTACCGGATCAGTCGAGCATCAATGCCCTTGCCTATGACGTTGCCCATGATGCGATTATTGCGGCCACGCATGAAGGGGAGATATGGACGAGCAAGGACGGTGGAGAAACATGGATTAAAAAGAAGGATCTGACTGCCGAAACTCCGTCACAAACGAGAGCAGAATCAGCAGCTTATGACTCGGCCAATGAAGTTATAGTCGTCGGGACTTTGCCTGACGGGCAGTTATGGCTGAGTGACGATGGCGGAGATACTTGGACCCTGAAAAAGGACCTATCGGATGAATCGCCTTCGCAGGGCATGGTGTACGGCATGGGATATGATCCAGTTAATGAAGTATTATTAGCTGGCACCTTTGGAGATGCTCAAATTTGGGCGAGTGCTGACGGGGGAGATACGTGGACACTCAAGAAAGATTTGTCAGATGAAGTGCCTCCGATGTCAATGGCGTACCACTTTGGTTTCGATTCAACTTACGAGAACTTGATAGTAGGGTGCGTTGGGTCACAAGGTCAAATCTGGAAGAGTGAAGACGGGGGAGACACTTGGACTCTTGAGAAAGATGTCGGGGTGTCCGATTCTCAAAATGGTGTGATAGCCATAAGTTATGACCCTATCACTGCAACGCTTTTCGCTGGTACGACTCCTGCCGGTCAAATTTGGGTGAGCACGGACGGCGGGGATAACTGGTCGAAGAGCATAGAACTTTCAACGGCAAAAGATGCAGCTTTGACTCAGGTTACATTCCTTTTGTACGACCCGCAGGGCGAGAGAATGTTAGTAGGGACAAATGGAAAAGGTCATGTATACGAAAGCAATGATGGTGGAGATAACTGGGATCTGCTAATAGACTTTTCACTGGAGACACCCCCTCAGAATACGATGACGGCGATGGTCTATGATTCAAGCAGACAAAGGTTTATCATCGGCACGGGGACAAACGAGGGACAGATTTGGGTAGGAGAATAAATTGAAAACTGTAAGTGATGATGTAAGAGATCTGGAGTTGGCCCGAGTTCGGGAGCCAGCAGACATCTACGATTTCTGGAATGATGTTGCCACGTATAGAGTAACAAGCGCGGACGAGCCATTGACTTACGATGGGAATACCTATGATCCGGCCTATATCGGACGAGAGAGGACCGGCCATAACTCCCAGATGACGGTGAGTCGATTGCAAATTAACGTGGATAAATTACAGGATGAAGTAAAAAGTTACCTGACCGCTGCTCCTCTGGATGAGACATGGGTACGAGTAATGCGGATTTTCAGGAACCAAGATCCGCCTGAAGCCATGGTCTATTTTGTGGGCACGATCGCAACCATCAAAGTACAGGGACGAGCGGCTACCTTGAACTGCGAAGGCCTGGAAAAGTTTATGAATCAAGGGGTACCGCGCCTGAGATATCAACGCCTGTGCCCTTTGTCTCTTTACGGTCCTCAGTGTGGAGTGACCAAGACATCCTTTGAACAGTCAGTTCCGTTATCAGCAATCGGATCTGACTTGGTAACGCTGACCGGGACGAACTTTGGATTACAAGCTGATGGTTACTGGACGTTTGGGTGGCTTGAGTGGAACGGTTACAAGAGAATGGTAGTGGATCACTCGGGAACGCAGATAGTATTAAGACACTATATACCTGATTTGGAAGATACTGATACGGTGACAGTTTACGCAGGTTGCGATAAAACCATGCCCACGTGCAGAGACAAGTTCTCGAATCTGAATGGGTCACTGGATACGTTCTTCGGATTCCCATATCTACCGTTCGATAATCCAACAATGTGGACGAGTTAAAGAGTAACTTTGCAATCAATTGCAAAATAGGGGAGAACTAATGGAGAAAGGATTCTTTGCAGACGAGGAAAAGCTGACTCAGTTGAAGGCTGTAGTCAAAGACTGGGAAGATACGCCTTACCGGCACTGGGCTGGAGTAAAGGGCAAGGGAGCCGACTGCATTCATTTTATCGTTAGAGCATATGAGGCGGTCCAGGCGAATAAGGGAAAGCACATATTTATTCCGAAGTATTCGCCTGATTGGCACTTGCATAATGGGCAGAAGTTATTGGTGGACGGTTTCACGGCACAGTTTGATTGCGTGGAGGTAGACGCCAAAGATCCAAAGAACGGAGATCTGATCCTGTATAAATTCGGATTGCACGAAGCTCATGGCGGCCTGTATCTGGATGAGTATGTTTATCAGGCG